CCTACAGTGCTTTGACTACTTGATAAATTTTTATCAACATAAATCTGTGATATTGTAGTATTCACTCCATCAAAATCAACAATCACTTCATTGTAATTAATATCTTTGGTTACAGAATCTTCAACATATATGGATGCGTGAAGAGCATTAAAGTCTGTTTTAGGAAACTCCGCTATTGTAGTTGTTACAATACCAGTCGTGTTAAATCCAGCATTTACATTTGCACCAGTTAATTTTACATTTCCGATGTTATTAGTATTGATTCCAACCAAATCAGTATTAAAATCAATCTTTAATACTTTAATATCATGATCTTTGGTAAATTTATCTTTTGGTTCAAATAGTAAGTTTTTAGTGCCATCAGTTGTAATCTCAGTTTTTACGTCTCCCAATCTAATTGACGTAAAATCAGTTGTTTTCTCAAATAGAATGGCATCATCTTCATCAGTTAATGCAACAACTTCAGTAAATTGAGTATCAAAAGTATCAGGATCAATAACCTGAATCAAATAATTACCGACATCTGCAGTTAATTCCTCAACCACAGTTGTATTTGCAGAGAAACCCACACTAGAGAATTGATCACTTATATCATCGTGAATCAAAACTCTATTACTAATACATCTTGTAAAGTCAGTTAGAACTCTATTTTGTAATTGTAAATTTTTAGATTTATTGTTTAGTGTATCAAAATCAGTAACAAAATCAAAATTATTAATCGCATCTACTCTTGATATTTGATCATCATTTGTTACATCAAGAATAATAGTTGATAAGGAAGTAGATGTAGTCCCAACACCAACTTTAATGTTATTTTGAACTGAGGTGTCAGCAAAATTCTTTAATCCAGCTGGATGAACTAATCTATTCACAGGATTAACTAAATCATCCCATACAACTGAACTTTTGATAGAATATGAGAGATTTTGGTAATAATCATTATCTGGCATCACCTGATAATCTTCACTTAACTTTCCTGTATCATCTAACCAACCATACTCTTGTCTATTTGAGAAATCAATCTTAAATTTTGCCTTATTATCAATAATAGATGTAATCTCAGCAGATACACCACTTATAGTTCCAACAACTCTATCACCACTCTTAACTTCAAATAATCCATCAATCTTTATGTAATCATCTCTTATTTCTACAACTTCAAGATCAGTTTTTGCACCATCTACATTTAATTTTTCATTTAACTCAAATATACCTCTAGTTTGTACTGGTCTTATATCTGGATAATTATCTTTGTTAATCAATGTAGCATAACCTGATTGGAATGTTTTTGCGATACCAGGATTGGTTGTTAAACCTGCTAAACTAAATTTTAGAACAGATGTTGTGCCAGCAATATAATCATCTACATTAAAGAATCTATAATTATAATTCTCTGAATTAAATCCATCGCCTTCAATTATTGTATTTGTTCCAATTCCACTAGTTCCAATACCTGCCTCTCCTATCCTTAATATACCTTCAACAAATACTTCATCACCTTTTTTAAATGGTTCCTGAACAAATCCACCAAATGGTGTTTCGAGATATGCAGTCACAACACCTGATACGCTTGTTTCGACTGAATTTATACCAACACCATTTGAATTATTAATGGCAACGATTCTATGAGTAAGTGAATCTAGTCCGTTTACAGGTGCAATAACTTGTACTTCAGAAATAGTTTGATTAGGACTTATCGCTTGTAATGATGAATCATCTACTACCTCATTAGATATTGGATTGTAAATTAGTAAATTTGGAGAACTAGAGTAATTCTTACCACCACTTACAATTGAAACACCTGTAATAACATCTAAATTATCAATATTAACAACTGGTGGAACAAATGCCTCTGGACTTAATGTTTTATCCGATGAATATTCATAACCAAAATCAATAATTCTTACCTTTTTAATTTTTCCAACTGTCTTCGATGATGTTTTAATATTAGCTCCTTCTCCATTTTCACTCACAATAGTGTTAAATTTAGGTAATTTTTTATAATTAAATCCTAATGATATGATTCTTAAATCTTTAATTTCACCATGAACATTTTTAGATTGTGTTGAATATTCTAATTTCTCACAATCAGTATCGGAGTATCTGAAGAATTCAGGAATTTTAGGTGAAAAATTGAATGTCTCTGAAGTAACACCAGATATTTTATACTGACCATTATATGCACTATCAACAAATAATATTTCATTATGATTTACAACATCAGTATCAGATGTGCTTATGAATCCACCCTTTGTAATACCATAATATAACTTACTTGGAGAAGATGTGGTGCTTTGCACTGACAAAGTAGCACCATAAAATGGTCTATCAGGTGAAGTTCCTATACCAATTGTCCCTACACCTATTACATTAAAGTTTGTAGAATCTTGTGAACTTAAATATTCATTTGTAAGTTCTTTATCATAAAATATTTTAAAGTCAAAATCTGCTAATGTAGTGCTTGATAATCCAAAAGTAAGTTTTTGATTTTTGACTACTGTAATTTGAGGGTTAATTGGTGCGATTGATTGATTTGATCCACCTGTGTTTGCAGTGATTGCAACAGTTCTTACAGGACTCTGACTAATATCAGATAATGTTTCACCTAGTTGTAAATATCTATCACTTACTTTATATACAAAATACGTTCCTGTTGATAATCCTGTCGCTCCACCCTCATAGAAAACTTTATCACCTGTCTTGAATCCATGATTATTAATATCTAAACGATTTGTTTCAACATCGGCAGCATTAAATATTATTGGGTTTATGATTAATTTTTCAAATTCTGAGTTGTATCTAACAGAAACTGGCACAGTAGTTCCAATTCCAACTGATAAATTAGGAACTACATTCATTGTAACAACATCACCATTTTTTAAGTTGTGTGTTGTTGTTTCAGCGACACCTATTTTTGTAGTTACAGTACTGATAACTTTATCAACATCAGCAGTAATTTGATCGAATTTAGATGTAAAATTATATAATCCAGATCCAATTCCAGAAATACCACTACCTAAGAAGAATAATCCATCACTGGTATTTGCGACTCCTGCTCTTGTAGTTACAATTCCAATATAATTTTCATCCTTTTTAATCACAAATACATCAGTTGATGTAGAACCTGAGAAAGGTAACTCGAATGAACCAACTGAACTATTATTAGGAGATACATCAATTTCAGCATTTGATACATTTGGTCTTGTTAATGTGACTTCTTGACCAGTTACAAAAGGATGGTTTGGAAGATATATTGCTCTCTCTGGTATTTGTATTGAGGTTGTAGTTTCACCAACAACATAATTTACAGTTGATCCAACACCATCTGTACCAACACCGATAGATTGTGTTCCATTAAAATAAATGATATCATTAACTCTTGAATCAAACTTAGAAGTTTTTACAGGAATAGTAAATCTATTATTTAAGATATCAACTTGAGATCCAAATGTATGTGCTATGCCAGCATTTCTAAACACCCTTATTATTTTTTGTGTATTATAAACATTCAATACTTGTAAAGTTTCTGTTGAATTTCCAACTCCAACTCTCAAAGAACCACCAATTGATACAGTATTTGGTATTTTATTTACAAAAATATCTTGAACAACACCATTAACATTACCAACTGTCATGGATTTACCTAATGAAACTGTATCCGTACTGACTCCAACAACAAATGAATTAGTTAAATTAGGTATAGATGTGCTTACACCAGATATAAAGACAGCATCTTCATTATTGAGTTCAAGAGTTGGAAGATAATTGACTTGTACTTCATTTCCATTATTCCAAGTAAGAATTGCATTATTAAATCTTGTAAGTGATGTTTCAATAGTTGATATTCCAAGACCAACAATATCTGAAACCTCTGCACTAAATCCTGTTCCACTGGTATCAGTATTATCAAATGACGTAACATCACCAACCTTATAATTATTACCACCATCTAAAATTATAATATTATCAATAGTCCCCTTAGTTACAGATTCAACTTCAGATAATTGTCTTATAGTTTCATTTGATTCTTCTATAAAATCATTATCAGCAAATTCTTCTCCAACATTGTAAGGTCTTGTATTTCTAATTAAGTTAGAATTATTGAAATCAAAGTCATGATCTAGAATTAAGTTATCATTAATTAGAGGTGATCTGTAACTGTTACCTATAAAGTATGGATAAACTCCCTCTAATTTGTTTGTATTTGTACCTAACCCAACAGTGGCAAAATACGCATAGATTCCATTTGGAAACTCAGGAGTTTTACCAAATCGACCATTATGAATATCTAAATCACCACTTTCATCAAAAATATAATCATCAACAAAAAATCCTTCATTAAAACCAGATGGTCGATTCACAACTTGTGATGCATCTTTTTTATAGGAACTTGCTAATATTTTTAATGGAGAATTTATATTATCTGGATCAGTATATCCAAATGGTCCATAAATTGGATTACCATCATATGCCCAACCAATGATAGGTGAGTGATCAGTTATTTTATCAAATTCACCATTTGATTTAACATCAAATGTTTGTTCAAGTTTACTTGCAGTAGATTGTGAATAACCTAACACACCAAATGTCAATGATGATTCTCTAGAGGTGAGATTAATATCTCCAAATCTATCAGTAGTATTAACTGTAAGATCTCTAACTCTAGCAGCAAATAATCCATTCTTTCCTCTTGCGTTTGCACGAACCTCTGTAGTGAGACTACTGTATCCTATACCAGAGTTAATTACGATTGTGTCAGTTATTACCCCATTGTTGATAACAGGTCTTACAATCGCTCCTGTGCCTGTTCCAGTCGATATTACATTTATTTCTGGTAAAGAATTATATTGACTTCCTTGATTAACAACTATAACATCTTCGATTTTTCCATTACTAATTATTGGTTTTAATTCTGCATTTTTACCAT